ATTACTTCATTCTTTTCGTCTTTTTCATCTTCTTCTTCTTTTTCTTCGTTGGTTACTACCACTTTAGGGTCTTCACCTTTGTCTGTACCTGCTTCAGAACCATCTGCCAAGTTTTCGGCCATTGGGTCTTCTTCTGCTGGAACTTCTTCTTGTGAATCTTCTTCACCTAATTGGACTTCAAGTTCTCTGATAATGGCTTCTAAATCCAAGTCATCTTCTGACTCTTCTTCATCACCCATTCCCATACCCATGTCATCACCCATTTCATCGCCTGAATCGATACCTGCGAATGGGTCTTCATCACTTTCTTCTGAATCTGAACTCATACCTGCTTCCAATTCTGCCAATCTAGCTTTAAGTTCAGCGATTTCATCTTCTGGACTTTTTTCAGCTCCCATTGCATCATCTTCGCCCGGCATTTCTTCTTCAGAAATATCAGCGACTTTTTTGTAATCGGTACCCGCTTGTTCTGGCTTACCACTATCCTTCTTAACTCCTACTGATAAATCAGTAATTGCATCGTAGTTTGGTTGCTTACCAGGAGTTTCAGCGTAACCGGCATCTACTTTAGATCCGATTTCATCCGAATTCAATTCCTCACTTACTGGTTCAACTTCTTTCTCCATTTCTTCTTCTTCAGCTTCTGCTCTCAATTTTTGAGATAAGATAGATTGAAGTCTTGGAGTGAAAGCTTCTTCAAGAGCGAGTTTTGCGTTTGCTAATGCGGTTTCTTTTACGGCTTTAGCGTCGGCAATTGCTTCTTTTAACAATTTTGAATTTGCCATTTTGTTTTCTCCTTAATTTTGTTAGTGAAGTTATTTCGTAGGAAACTCCAATGTAATTATGCTGATTGTTCGGTCACACCTTATAAGAGAAGGGTATTCATTAATCAACTATGTCTAAATGTAGAAATCCCATATGTAATGGGATATTTGATAATATATATAAAAATTTTTTAGAAAACTAAAGAAAATGCTAATTTTGAAAAATTATTTTTGGTTTTTGGCCAATTCTTTCAATTCTTCAATAAATTCATCTCTTTGTGATATCAGATATTTTTCTCTTTCAATCAATCTCTGTCTCTCTTCTTCTGTTAATTTTAAAACCAATTGCTCTTTTTCATTTATAATGGTTTTGTATTCACTCATTTGATTTGTGAATATCCAATTCTGATATAACATTACACCAACCAATATGATGATGGTAAATGATTGTTCTTTTAACTTTGAAAAGAATGTATCTGTAAAATTATTTTGATTTTCTCCCATCTTCAAATGATTTCCACTCTTCTAATTCATCAATTCTTTCTTCTTGTTCTTGTAACCAATTATTCTTTCTTTCTCTTTCTTCTATAATTTGTTGAACCTTTGAATCGGTTTCTTTTTTTATTTCATCAATTTCCTTATGCATCAAACGAAATTCGCTAAATATACCACCTGCAGCAAATGCTACTGTGAGAATACCTACAATGATACTCCAATTATTAGATATAAAACTAGATTGCTTTTCTGATAGGGGCATTATTGAAGATAGGTTAGTTTGTACTTTGTAGAATAAAGTAACGAAACTACCGTATCAATATCATTCTGAATCCAACTATCTTGTAGTTTTTCATCCTGACGTAACTTTGCAACAATTTTGCATAGTTTATCAAAATATGAAATGATATTTTTTATATCACAATTTGTATCCAACCCACTTATAGGTTGTAATTTAATCAATCCTTCTTTACCTTGATAAACCTCAACTAAACCATCTACCATATCACCAATTGTATCATAGTAGTGACCTAATGCCAAATGTGCAGATAATGCACCTACACCCTTCACACCTAAATGAAATGTGTGTGCCTGTGTTCTACTATGTAATAAAAGTGATGCTAATTGTTCCATAATTATTTTTTGTGGGATTTATATCCTTGTCCTTTCATCCAATGTGCCAATGCCCATGGGTTATCTACTCCTGGCTCATCTTTCATTGCCTTTACAGTTTTTTCCCATCCTTCAGGTGCTTTTTCCTGTAATCCCAATCTTTGGTGCATTTGCTCTTCTGTTATTTCTGCTATTTCAAAGTATCTACCCAACACATGTCCCATATCTTCGTAAAGAGCTTCTAATCTTTGTTCTTGTGCTTTTGCTTCTACTGATTCCTTTTCGAATGCAGATTGTAACTTTTTAAGTTCATTCATATTTCTCTTAATAGTTACTCTATCAAACCAATCACCACCTTCTCTTAAAGTGTATTCTTGTGCTGCATCTGCAATTGCTCCTAAAGTTTCTGCAATCTGTCTAATATCAGATTTTCTTTGCATACTTTCTCTATGCTGACCATACGTTGAAATTATTTCTAAAAAGTGTTTTTTAACTTCCGATGGTAATTGTTGAAACTCTTCAGTTTCTCTTAATATATGTTTTAATTTTATCATTAGTATACCGAATTTATTTGTTTATAAATATCGTTTCCGTACTTATTTCTTACCATCTTCATAAGTTCATCCAATATCTGTCCTCTCAATTTTGAAAGTTCTGCTGGCATACTACCCATTTCAAGATGAATATCCATAATTGAATTTAAAATATTTTCAAACTTTTTTTGTTTTAAAAACTTTGCCAATTCAATTACTGCATCGGTATGTGCATTTCTATCGGTATGTTTTTCTATTTTTTTAACCAACGATGAAATATCCATATCAGACGCTTCATTTAATCTACTTACTACTTTATTTTTTTTCAATTTTTGAACTGCTTGCGATAATTCGGCCGGGCTTAATCCCAATGCATCAATAATCTTTGCTATCACAAATTGTTCTTTTTTTCTAGATAAATTATATCCTCTAATTACTCTTATGGCTCTATCCAAAAACCGTTCCATTTGGGCCGGTAATGGAGCATCCATATCATCCAATGCTTCTTTTTGGATTTGTCTACCAGGTATAAAATTTACTAACTTTGCCATTTATATTAATTTAATTCAATTATAATTTCTCTCATAAGGTCTTGTGCTCTACACCATTTTCCACATTCTTCTGCTATTTTTGCCCACTGCTTACTCTCCTGTAATGGTGCCATAAATGCTCCATGTGTTGATGGGTTTGAAACAAAATCCCACCCTACCAATTCAAAATCTTCTTGTACCATAACAGTTCCATCATTAAGTTCTTTTACAGAACCCAATCCTCTTGATGAAATTCCCAAACGAATATTATTCTTTAATAGTTCTTTTAAGATATTGCCGGATGGTGTTGATAATATTTCAACTTTTCCCATAACATCATCACCCTCCCACCAAATTTCTCTGATATTGTGTGATACGTTTTTTAAATTTATTACTGGGGAATCTGGATGATCCAATTCACCCAATGCTCTTCTTTCTTTAATTAGTTGATTATACTTTTTACACTCTCTTTCAAGAATTTCTTTTGGATATCTTCTATTATTTTGATTTGGAGCACCGGCTCTTTGTAAGATACCAGAAACTAAATAAGTTCCATTCTCTTCTTTTACAAGCTTTGCTTCAAAAAGATGTGTTTCTATCAGAAGATTCTTATTCATTTTTTTAAATCATTTTTTACTTTATCTACCGCCTTATCACCTAAATCATCCCAAGACTTGGAAATTATAATTTTTAATTGATTTTCCAATTCCGTCTTATCCAATCCATCTTTATTTTTATCTATAACTTTTTGAATACTATTTTGAACGTACCCCATCTTCACAATTTTATCAGTCGTTCCATTATCCATTCCTCTTTCTGGGTCAATCATTTTAGATATATCATCCGCAACTCTTTTATTGTTTGCCATTGAATCTAAAACTTTTTTAACCGCATCTTTGTAATTTGGTTTTCCGGAGAAATAACTCATTCCCCTTCTAACTAAATCATATAAATAATAAAAAACAACTTTACCAATAATGATACTACCCAAAACGGATAATAATCCTACGGCAAAGTTCTCATTTACTTTTTTTTTTCTTCGTTTTTTGCTCTCAATGTTGCTAAGTCTGATCCTTCAATTTCACCATCCTTATCAACATCAATTTGTTTTTGCTTATCAGTCAATTCATTATATCCTCTCAGCTTTCCCTCTTGCTTTGCTTTATATGCCTTATCAACTGCATTGAAAAATTTCTTTTTTTCCTCATCGGACATGGATTCTATAGATTTACCACTTTTATCTAACATAGTTTTAAATAATTGTTGATAATCTTGCTCCTCTTTAATGACTTCCTTAATAAGTTCTTTTAATTGATTTATATTCATTTTATTCGGATATTTGTCTTATTTTTTGGTCTAATTTTAATAATCTTTCTTTTATAGCATAAATATGATTATTTGTTCTTTTCCAATAAGATTTGTTATCTACACCACTTTCGTTTTTAATCTTACCATACCAATTAAGAAACCTTTCCATTTCTTTTAATTGTTTGTTGATATTGGAAATTCCTCTACCTATTTTTGCCTGTGCGGTTGATTCATCTCTTTTTAACTCTAGCCAACGATTTTCACTAACAACCGAATATCCGGTTAAATCTGCTAATCTTTTTCCTTTCTTTTTTTCATTTCCAGGCTTACCAAATGCTTTTGGTGTATTATACCCCTGTGCATTCGCAGTACTATTCATTTCATCAATCATCTTTTCTCTGATGATTTGTCTTATGATTTCTTTTATACTATTGATATCTATATTTTTCACTTATTTAAACTATTTTTTAATTCGGTTAATAGTTCATATGTCATCATCATCGCTGATAGATGTTGTTCTTTTATTTTTTTAACAGATTTTATCTTTTTAATATTTGATATTGTTTCTGCCAATTTTATCTTTGTAACTTTATCGGAAATTTTAGATCCAACTTCTTTCAAAGATTCTAATAATTTTGTAACTTCGGTTGCAACGAAATCGTTTAATTTACCTGTATTATTAATATTATTAATATATTCTTTCAATAATAATTTTTGGTCAGATGATAAATTCTTATATTTGTTATTGAAGGATTCTACAAGCAGTTTATAAGAAACCGCTCTTAAATCTTCATCTTGTTTTTTATATTCTTCTAAAACAGCATCTTTTATTTTTGCATCTTTATTTTGAATAGATGTGTTTATTATATTTTCCGTAATTGTAAATCTAGAACTTACTATATCAGTTGGATCGTATTGTTCGTTTGTTGTAACAACTTCAAATATCTTATATATTGATGCCAACGATTTATAGTTTGATATTGGTGATTTTATAAAATCATCTATATTATAGTTTTCTTTTATTTTTTTAATTAAAGAATATTTTTCTTTTATTAATTTTTTTTCATCCAATCTTTTTCTAGCTTCGCATATTGTATCAATAAACTTTTCAGCCTTTGCTTCTGAATTATACTTTTCATTTATAAGGTATTGATATAACTTCAATTCCTTTGATAATTCTTTTTTAGAATTAAAAAATTCTTTTAAAATAATTTCTGCTATTGATTTGTTGGACGAAAGTATTTCGGATGTAACCTGCCTTACAAGCAATTCAAAAATGAATCCTGTATTTTTAAATTTTGAATGTTTTATTTTTTTCATCAATTTGTACAATTAATCAGATATAAATATACTTTTGTATTAGTTTATTGCTCTTTTGTTATATCCTCTGTCAAAATTCTCTTTTTATTTCCATTCATATCTTTGAATATTTCTAAATATGGTGTTTTTCTTGGTTTATATTTTACCGATCCTTCCTTTTGTTTGAGAGTTTTAATTCCTAATGGGTCTCTTCCCTCCGGATGGTCATCTTTGCCATATCTAACAGAGTCTTTAGGTCTACCAACACCATCTTCTTCCAATTCAGCTTTTATTTTTGCAATTTCTTCTTCAACGTTTGTAGGTGCTTCTGTTCCTGTTTCTTTCGCAGGATCTACACCTTGCGTTTCGATAGATGTTAAACGGAATTGTTGTTTTGTATCTTCCAATACGGCCAATGTTTGTTGATCTTGTTCATCTTTGGCCATCCCCATAATTGCTTCATACATCCATTCTTTAGAGAACATCTTTGTTTGTTGCATGGATGTTATTAATTGAACCTTTGATGTATACAATTCAACCTTCTCTTGCTCATATATTTTTGAAGGAATGGTTAATTCTAAAGAAAAATTAGTCAATCTCTCATCGTTTATTCCTTGTGCATATAAATGAATTATGGCTATTTTTGTCAATTCGGAAATCATAGTTCTTTGGATTCTCTCAATCGTTTTTGCAAAACGAACATCCATTCCCGCTAAAGTAGCTTTACCATTTGTTTCTTCTTCATATCCTATAAATGCTTTTGGAATTTGAAGTGCGGCTAACATTTTTCCTTTTAAATAGTTGATATCATCAATCATATTATATTCCAACCCCTTTAGAGTATCAATTGATGTTCCACTATCATTACCACGAACTGGCATATAATAATCTTCGATAAGGTTTTGAATATTATACTTTAAGTTATATTCGCCTGTTCTCTCATCAACAAATGGTACTTTTTTGGAGTTGTTTATAATTTTCTGCATGTAATTATCAACCTCATTTGGGGGAATATTACCTACATCAACTTTGAATATTCTTTTTTCTGGTGCACGCATCACTCTATGAATTAGCATTGCATCTTCCATAAGTGATAATTGTTTCCAAACTCTGCGGCCGCCCTCAATCATTGATTTACCATACGGTAAAAAGTTTGCATCACCATTCAAACGAAAGTGCGCAATCTCATAATTTTCGTATTCTTTTTTTGCACTCTGTCCAACTGCATTATATGGATTTTGATATGGAGCGTAAACAAATTTAACTCTTTG